CGGCGGCAGGCTCGGCGGCAATCAGGTCGATGTCCTTGGGGCCCATCCTCTCGATCGGCTTGTCGTACTTCTCGACCACCGGCTTGCCCTCGCCGTCCTCGCCAAGATTTATGGTAATGACGAATCTTTCGTTGCTCTTGGCCTCCTTGGGGTCGCCCCCCAGCCCCGCATTGCGCGAAAACAGCTTGGCCACCTCGGTCGCCGCCGACAGCGACTCGTCGCTCATCATCCGCGCGCCCAGCCGCGGCAGCGCCTGCTCCAGATAAGCCGCGCTTGTCAGCTTGATCCGCTCGTTGGTGGACAGCGCCGAATTCCATTCCAGCGTGAACTGCTCGAACGCGCGCTTGTAGTACGGAAGTTTGGATATCTCGTAGAAATCCTCCGGACCAATGCCGTAGTCCGCGAAGATCACTTCCGCCTTGCGGATCGCCATCGCCATCTCCATGGCGAGCTTTGCAAGCGCAGTTTCGTCTAAATTTTGATCGGGCGGCTCAGTGGGCTCGGACATCCGCGCACCCTATAACATTTCCCGCCAATAGGGTAGCATGGCGCCCATGGCAACCAACCCACTCGGCCAGCAAGGCGTTCTAAGTGTCGTGCCGCCAGCGGCGCTTGAGGCTCACCTACAAGCTCAGCAACTTGCTCGCGCTCAAGCCGCTGCACCGCCAGAACCAGCGCCGCCAGCTTTAGTTGGTTGGGTACGTTCACAATTCGAAATCTTCCGCAACCACCGCAATACCGCCGCCGGCTGGTCCAATCGCTTGCTCGAGGCGTTGCGCACCTTCAACGGCCAATATTCGCCAACCAAGTTCCAGGAGGTCAAGAAGTTTGGGGGCTCGGAGGTTTTTGCGCGTTTGTCCGCCCAGAAGTGCCGCGCCGCCTCCTCGCTCCTGCGCGATATCTATCTCGGCTCCGACCGGCCCTGGTCGATTCGCCCGCCGGCCGATCCCGACGTGCCACCCGATATCGTCCAGAAGATCGATGCGCTCATGGCCCACGAGCAGCAGATGATCATGCAGACGACCGGCCAGGCCCCGTCCCCGCAGGACGTCCAGATGCGCCGCACCGCCCTCATGGAGTCGGCCTCCGACGCCGCCAAGAAGAAAGCCGCCGACCAGGCCCAGGTCGCCGAGGACAGGATCGAGGAGATCCTGCGCGAGGGTGGATTTTATCACGCCCTGGCCGAATTCATCGTGGATCTCCCCATCTTCCCGTTCGCCTGCATCAAGGGCCCCACCGTCCGCATCGCCCCCGAGGTCAAGTGGAACAACGGGCAGCCGCTGGTGCGCCAGATCCCGAAAATGGTCTGGAGCCGGATATCCCCGTTCGATATCTGGTTTACGCCGGGCGTGGCGGACATCGCCAACGCCAACGTCATCGAGAAATCACGCCTCACCCGCGCCGAGCTCAACGACCTCCTCGACCTGCCCGGCTTCGACCAGGACGAGGTCCGTGCTGTCCTCGACGAATACGGCCGCGGCGGCCTCTACGACAACTGGGACACCACCGACGCCGAACGCTCCGTCCTGGAAAGCCGCGAGAACCCGGCCTGGAACCGCTCCGGCCTCATCACCCAGATGGAATTCCACGGCAACATCCAGGGCCGCCTCCTGCAGGACTACGGCATGCCCGGCATCGCCGACGAATTGCGCGACTACCACGTCGACGCCTACGTCATCGGCAGCCACATCATCAAGGCCAACCTCTCCCCCTCGCCGCGAGCAAGGCATTCCTATTACATAACCAGCTTCGAGAAAGTCCCCGGCACCCCCGTCGGCAACGGCCTCGTCGACATGATCGCCGATCTACAAGACGTTGCTAACGCCACGCTGCGCTCGCTGGTCAACAATCTCTCCATTTCCTCCGGACCGATGGTGGTCATAAATGACGATCGCGTCCGGCCCGAGGATAATGTTGAGGAACTGTATCCTTGGAAGAGATTTCACGCGTCCTCCGACCCAGTTGGCAACAACTCGAAACCTCCCGTTGAATTTTTCCAACCGCAGAGCAATTCGCAAGACCTGCTGACCGTGTTCAGGGCCTTTGTCGATCTAGCGGACGACATCTCAGCAATCCCCAAATACATCGGCGGCCAGCCCGGTGGCGGCGCAGGACGCACCGCATCCGGTTTGGCCATGCTCATGAACAATGCGAGCAAAGTGCTTCAAACCGTTGCAGCGAACTTAGACCGCGAGCTGTTCGAGCCTGCGCTACAACAGCTTGTAGACTTGGTGTTGCTCAGTGATACGACCGGGCTTTTGACAGGCGAGGAAAATGTTTCGGTGCAAGGAGTGAGCGTTGCTATTCAGCGTGAAACCCAACGACAGCGTCAGGTTGAGTTTCTTCAAAGCACGGCGAATCCAATTGATATGGGGATCATCGGAATCAAGGGCCGTGGCGCGGTGCTTCGCAGCGTCGCTCAGACCATCGGGCTCGACGGCGACGAAATCGTACCGTCCGACGACGATCTCGAAAAACTCCAGCAACAGCAGCAAGGCGGCGGCGAGCAGCAGGCGCTCGCCCAGAAGGTCGAGGCCGGCGTGCAGCAAGGCGTGCAAATGGGCGTCCAGAAAATCGCCTCCGACTTGACCGCCGGGCTCCTGGCAAGCCAAGCCGGCGTCCCGGCCGGCCAGCGCGGCATCCTTCCAGCCCTGACCGGTGGCGCGCCGTTGGGTCCGCTCGGCGCTCCCGGGTCTGGCGCTCTGGGCGGCGGCATGGACCAGATGGCGCGGGCGGCCCAGGGCAACCAGCCGTCACCATTGTCGCAAGGCAATACCATGCCGACTAGTCTGGTTGGAAATCAGCCCGCGCCTCCAGGCCCTGGCGCGCGACCGCCGGTGCCGATGGGAGGGCCACCGGGGTGATGCTCATGGCAACGCAGGCCCGTGAACCCGATCCGCGCAGGTGGGTTATCCACCGCAACAGCCGGGGTTCGCCGTGCTGGTACCAGCGTTGGTTGGAAGCGTGGTGGATCGTTACCGGGCGCTGGTCGCTGCATCGCGCTTGGCAGGATGGCCTCGATCACGGCACCGCAATGGAGTATCAGCGCACAGTCGTGATGAAGGGGCGCTAACCGTTCAACCAGAGAGGAGTACGTCCGATGCCGTCCTATGAGGTTAAATCCCGTGTTACCCACGCCGCCACCGTCGAGACCATCGAGGCGCTGCACCGCGAGGATGCGGTTCATCAGGTCGTGGCCAACGCCACCGCTACTCCCGGCGACGAGATCGACGTTTTGACCGTCACCGAGCTGCCCGGCACGTCCGGCGGCGGCGAGGGCGCGACCGGCGCCACCGGCGGCATGTTCGGTGTGGGTGAAACCAGGTCGACCAAGGCGCAGCTCAACGACATGACCAAGGAGGAGCTGCTGAGCGTGGCTGCCAGCGAGGGTGCCGAGGTCAGCGAGCATTGGAACAAGGGCGATATCATCGACGCCATCGTCAAGCATCGCAAGCGCGCGTGAAGCTGGGGTGGAACTGCATACTGCGTAACGAGGCAGCGATTATATCGCGCTGCCTCGACAGCATCATTCCGCACGTCGACTACGGCATTGTGGTCGACACCGGCTCGACCGACTCGACCGTCGCCATGGTGCGCGCGGCGTTCGAAAAAGCCAGCAAGCCGCTGGAGCTCGGTGCAGCCGAATTCGTCAACTTCTCGGATGCCCGTAACCTTGCGCTGCTGGCTGCGCGTGCGAGCCATCTGCCGTGGGACTACTTGGTGCTCTCGGACGCCGACATGGCCCTGGTCGTCGACGATCCCGACTGGAAGCGGCAGCTCAACGGCGGTCTTGCCTACGACGTGCGGCAGGTGGCCGGAACACTGAACTACTGGAACCGGCGCATACTGAGCCGCAATGCTACCGGTGACTATAAGTGCCCCACGCACGAATTTTTAGATGTGCCAACGGCGGGCAACTTGGACGGCATCTGGTTCCAGGACTTTGCAGATGGGTCTAACAGGCCGGAGAAGTTCGAGCGGGATATCAATCTGCTCGAAGAGATGCTGAAGACCGAGACCAACGAAGGCTTGATCCAGCGGGCTCACTTCTATCTCGGGCAATCATACTTTGATAAGCGCGATTGGGCCAAGGCTGCGGAGCACTACAAGATCCGCGCCGGGCTCGGTGGCTTCGCCGAAGAACGCTGGAACGCCCAGCTTCATTACGCGCATTGTTTAGAGAATTCCGGCGACAGACCGGGCTTCGTCTGGGAGATGCTGCGCGCCTACGAGCTGCGGCCACACCGGGCCGAGACGCTGTACGACCTGGCCAGATATTTCCGCGAGCGCGGAGAAAACCACTCTAGCCTACTGTTTTCCGAGGCCGGCATGGATCCGCAGCCGCACACCGACCAGCTGTTCGTGAACAAATACGCCGCCAGCACCGGCATGCGCGAGGATTTCGCGATCTGCGCCTATTACGCAGGCGGTAAAATCCGCGACCGCGGCGCGCAGGTCTGCAACGAACTGGCGCTCGAAGGCAGCGAGCAGGCCCGCGGCAATATGTTCTGGTACCTGCGGCCGTTGGCCGAGCATGTGCCGTCGTTCAAGCCTACATGGTTGAAATTTGATCTGGACGACGGCTGGGCCGCCACCAACCCGTCGGTCATCAACTATCAGGGAAGGCCTATCCTTGTTTTACGTACCGTCAACTACACGATCACGACGGAGGGGGTCTATGTGATCCGGGGGAAGGATAGCTCTCTGAGTGCCGACTGGAACGTCAATTTCATTCATACGCGTAATTATCTGGTGCGCGACCTGGATGCCGCCACAGCCGACGAGCTGCCATTACCGGAGAATTGGCCGGAACCGAAGTTTCATCCGGTACGCGGTCTGGAAGATAGCCGGTTGTTCGAATGGCAGGGCGCCCTGTGGACGATCTCAAACGTGCGCGAGCTCAACGCGGAAGGCTGGTGCGAGCAAATCCTGGTCCCGCTCAATGCGCGCGGCCAGCCTTGGATGCGGATTTTGCCCAAGAAGCGCTACCACGAGAAAAACTGGCAGCCCTGGGTGAAGAACAACGAGTTGCGGTTCGTCTACCGGCAGGGGACCCTGGTCGACGACGATGGTAATGTGGTTTTCGAAAGTGATTCCGGTTTCGATGCCAGCCAGATCAGCGGCGGCTCGCAGGTTATAGAAGCTGACGGTGTGTACTTATCGCTAGTGCATGAGGCGCGCACGATCCCAGGGCGGCCGAACCGCTATTATGCCCATAGGTTTGTACGCTACGCCGTTGACGGAGCTGTTACCGGCATGTCCATGCCGTTCTATTTCCATGACAAGCAGATCGAATTCGCCGCCGGCCTGGCGTATTTCCCCGACAAGCGGCAGCTGATGGCAAGCTACGGCGTGCGGGATTGCGAGGCGTGGGTGGCGAGGATGGAACTCGACGAGGTTCTCGCGTTCATCGAAGAGCCGTCGCCATGATACAGGTCGTCACTGCCTACGTCCCAATCCCCGGCCATCCCCGCCCGGCACAGCAGTACAAAGAGCTTGGCGATCGGCTGGAGGCTCGGCTGGAGGCTGGTGGCCTGCCGCTGTGGCGGCTGGACTGCGAGCTCGAGCAGTGCTGGCTGTGGCAATATCTGCAAAAGCATCCGGGCAATTACACGCATTCGGTGGCGGATAATCCGCAGAAGAATTCTCTCGCTTACCATTGCGTCCAGGCGCAGAAGTCCGAGTGGATCGCGACCGCTGCCGATCGGTTGGCTGCTCAAGATTGGCAGCCAAAGGAAGGTATGCTTCCAGAAGTCATTGTCTGGCTGGATTCCGGCATCCTTGGCGTTCCCGGTGTGTCCGGTAAAGCTATTGGAAAGTTTTTAGAGCGTGCGCAGTATGAGCAAGCTATCGCGCTTCCTGGATGCTGGAATGCGGATTACGAGTATGACGATCGGTATCCCATGTGGCGCTGGTGCGGAGGCGTGTGGGTGGTTCCCAGCAAGTACGCCCACCAGCTCGATGCCGAGATGAAAGCCGAATACAAGCGGCATCTGCGCGAGACCGGCAACCTGAGCTGGGAGATCAATACCTTGGCGAGGATCGAGCAACGCGGGACGAGCCTTCCTTTGCGACACTATCGCGCCAACCACGATTCGTCTATCTTCAGCAACTATCGGGCAACGGAGCACGCCGATGGCAAAGCGCAAGTCGTATGAAGGCAGCAAGGCTGACCTGGCCGAAGACAAGCGCGGCGCCAAGCGCAAGGGCATGTCGCTCAAGGACTACGAGACTTCCGCACAGGACAAGGCCGAGGACAAGCGCGGCCAGGCTAAGATGGGCCGCAAGAAATGAAGCGCGATACCCGCAACTACGGCAAGTTTCATCCGCGTTTTGCTCAGGGCGGCGCGGTACACGCCGACAAACGACCATCGTTGGAGCCGTGGGCGCCGGAGGATGACCCGCCCACTGATCGCGGCATTCTCGAAGCGACGCCGATGTGGGAGGACACGGTGGACCCCGGCATGGCGAAATACCCGCCGAACACACCGGCCGACCGGCGCATCACGCGGCCAGAGGAACTCGACACCGAGCCGGCAAAGGAAGGCAAGACGTAAATGAAAAAGGACACTCGGAACTACGGCAAGTTCCATCCGCGTTTTGCTGTCGGCGGTCCGGTACCGACGCCGGAGGAAGCTGAACGTCGGGTGGGTGAACGGGCGACTGAGGAGTCGCTGTGGGGGGCGCGGGCGGAAGATATTGATAGATATGGAAACCCGAAAGAGAATGAATTGGAGCGGAACCGTTCGAAGTCGGTTATCCAGGCTCCGCTCAAGGAAGATCCCCAGGATGTGGAGGATGAGTATGGAGGCGATCGAGGTGCATAAAGTGTGATGACGAGCGTCCGATCGTGGTTTTCGGACAACCAGGCGCTGGTCTATTTCCTGGTGGCGCAGGGCGTAGCGATCGGCGCCGCGGTATTGTCGATGACTGCCTACATGGTCGAGCTCGAGGCGCGCGTTAATATCCTCGAGGTGCGCGGCTCGCCGCATCTGGGCGTGATCGACAACCGGCTTACCGTGCTCGAGAAGCAGACCGAGGCCAACAAGAACAGCATCAACCGGATCGTCGACGTGATGACCAAGAGGTTGAATATCAATCCATGAACGAGGATCGCAGCCTGAGTTCTGCGGGTGCTAATTTAATCAAGCACTACGAAGGCTGTTTGAAGAAAGTTGGCGATTATTATCAACCGTACCATTGCCCTGCTGGAGTTCTCAC